CTTATCATCGTTTAACGGTGAAGTAGCCATATGCATAAGGAATGCTCAATCAAGACCTGCGCTCCCTGTTAGTTCTTTTCTATTCTCCAATATCTCTCTCTGAGTAATTAAATTCTCAGTGATAGTAGAAGTAGGTAGAAGGTATCTAAGGGGTGTACAGACTGACTCCTCACAACCTTTAAGGTACGTAGGAAGTCAGTAGAGATGTTCCTTAAGGGCTTTTAGCCCTAAGACATATCTCTGTTTATCCGATAGGTTTGTATCTGTTTCTGTTCCTTTAGGAGGAGCAGTTAAGATTCCAAACTCCTGTGAGGTAAGGACTTCTAACATAGCAACTCGTATGGCTTGAAAAGCAGCGAAATCCATTTCTTCCTCGTTAAGTGATTCTCATCATTTAATGTCGGAATTAGTGGACTCGAAGGCTGGCAAGACAACTTGTGCCGGTGTAGAAGACCCTCTAAAGATTTTAACCCAGTGTGCACTATTTTTGATTTGATTACGGAATCGGTTAGCGTAAGCCGACCTAAATCCACATCTCTTCATATAGTTGATAATAAATTGATCAAGATCAATAAGGTTTCAACCTTTTGATTCTAGATCAACTAGATCAGAAACCATTAATAAAGGGTGCTTATAGTTTTCAACTAAAGCATTCACTGGAAATGGCGTAACTTCTTCACCCAGGTAGATAATTCTCTTTGCAAATTCATAAAAGTTCTCACTTTTATGAGTCTTTGAAGGAGATACTTCTACTCCGAGTTGATTAAGTAACTTACGGTACTCGTCCGCGAGATCATTGTCGTTTATCACAATGTCATCGCCTAACAGTACGTAGTTAGCCGTTTTCCAATCCTTATTAAGATTTCGACACGCTGAATAAACTATGAAGTGGTGCGATAGGGCAAAGGATGCTCAAGATGAGTAGGCTCCCATTGGGTTCCCAACAGTATAAGAGATTTCTCTCTTTAACTGCGAGGACCAGAATGGAGTCCCCACCATCAAGTGTTTCCATGCTTCTACGTACCGACTTCCTAAGTTATATTTTAAAATCTTAGAGATTTGCTCAATAGGAAATCTATCAGTAGCAGCGGTTAAGTCGACTGAGTTGAACTCAGTAGATGTCCCAAGCTTTTCTTTGAAACTTCCTTGTTTAAAGGTACAGTCCTGAGGAATATTCTTTAATACTGTGAATAAATAATCATGGAGCGGTTTAAGAGCCGTCTGTGACCAATAATCCAATATAGCTATCTCCCTTGTCTTCCCTTCTTTATCAGATATTGCGGCTATCCGCCGGGTATATTGACCAGAATAGGAATAAGGGGTTAAGCTAAGAATTTTCTTTCAGGTATCAATGATATTGGCGAGCTTAAAGCCACCAATTATCTTAATAGCATCAAGCTGGCTTTCACTAAGAGAGATTAAATCCTCTAGGAAAGTAGCAAGAGCCTGACCATTTGGACCGGACTTCGAAGTAAAGTGGAACGTTTTGAACCGCGGGAATCACTTAGGAGAGTATTTACAAGAGTCTTTGAAAGAGAATGGTTTACCCATCTCTCCTCAAAAACCAGGTATATAATCATCTTTGACACTTGAAGTAGACCCTATAAATGGGGCTTCAATGTTTTTAGAGTTTATTTCCGGTTTAAGGCGAATAGTCCTACTAAAGGATAATACACTGGCTAACAGGCGGATTTGATCCGGCGATTGGCTATGCACTTGTCCATTTAGTCAGGCTCATTCGTTCTTGAACCCTTGTAATTTACCTTTCTTCGTGTTCGCAAGGATAGAATAGAGTTGCGTCCTTCCCTCTTTAGAGAGTCGGATGGCTTCTTTCGGTCCTCGCGTCCGTAGTACATTACTTATTTTACCTAATGCTTTAAATAAGGTTTTCTTTTGGTCTCGGTCTAGCTGGTGTTTAACGTCAGCTAAAATCGATCCTAAAGAATTATCTCATTGTCGTATCAAGTGCTCAGCTTTAAGCTGGCCTTTTGATACTCTAAGTGAGTTAGTCATATTATATATTCATTACAACGAGTGATCCTCTAGGTTTAACCTAGAATCTCCTCAGTAATGGGATAGAATATTACTCTTTATAAGGAGTAAATTGGTAGAACGTCGTTCTAGACCCGTGATTTAGGGTACCACTTAGTTTAACTAAGTTTGGCCCTATTAACGAATCTGTTTCGAAGTTCTTAAGAACATGAAGAGTTTTAGACTCTCCATTATTCTTAGAGGTGCTAACTATAAGCTCTCCTTTAAGGTTTAAATATAAATTACAAGTAGTTCCCGGTTCAACCGTGAAATCTATACTGTAAA